AGGAGCAAAAAGATGGCAATCCATCAACAACCAGATAGGGATGTTAATTACATGAAAGAAGTTTGGGGTACAACACGTCTAGTTACTGACTATTGGTCAGGAAAATCAAAACCAAAAATGCTTCGTGAAATCAATGAAGATGATATGACACCTAAAAAGCATGATTTTAAGATTCAAAAAGAGATTCATGAAAGAATCCGTAATGACGATGACTATGATGATTGGAGTTATGGCACAGAACCAATATTTGGGTGATAAATATAAAGTAGATTAATAGTATTTCATGCCTTTAGAACGGGTAATAAAGGACTTTAAGGACATTAGTGCTTCTTTTCAGATTAATCCTCTGAATAGAGATATTATTGCGATAAAAAATGAGACCGCTATTGCTCGTTCTATTAGGAATATTATTCTTACTTCACCTGAAGAGAAACCATTTAACCCAGTATTTGGATCAAACGTTTCAAGACTTTTATTTGATAATCTTGATTTTATGACAGCATCTTTAATAAAAGATCAAATAACATTATCAATTGAAAACTATGAACCAAGGGTTGAACTTCAAGAGGTTGTAGTAAAACCAAACTATGATGATTATGAGTTTAATGTTACGGTAACATATACTATTGTTGGTATAGATGCATTACCTCAACAACTATCATTCGCATTACAACCTACAAGATAAATGTCAATAGTAAATTTTACAAACTTAGACTTTGATCAGATAAAATCTGGCATAATACAATATCTAAGATCAAATTCAAACTTTACAGATTATGATTTTGAAGGGTCTAATCTTTCAACAATCATAGATGTTTTAGCATATAATACTTACATATCGGCATATAATGCCAATATGGTAACAAATGAGATATTTCTTGATAGTGCTACTTTAAGGGAAAACGTAGTATCTCTAGCAAAACACATTGGATATGTCCCTAGATCAAGAAATTGTGCTAAGACTACTATTTCCTTCATCGTAGATATTACAGATAAATCAAACTATGACCCAAAAGCATTAACATTAAGAAAGGGAGTCGTTGCTGCAGCAGCTTCTGGATTTATTGATGATAGAGCCATATATTCAACATTAGATGATATTCAAGTACCAGTAATTAATGGGGTAGCAGTATTCAACAATGTTGAAATATATGAAGGGTCAATGGTAACAAATAGGTTTGTTATCGATAGTTTAATCCCAAATCAAAGGTTTATCTTAGATAATAAAAACATTGACACTAGTACCATTAGAGTCAAAGTAAGAAGAAGTGCAGAAAGCACCATCGTAGAAACATATAATGTGTGTAAAGATATATGTAGTGTCGGAGAAGACACAAAAATATTTTTCATCCAGGAAATAGAAGATCAGAGATATGAACTGATTTTTGGTGATGGTGTTATTGGTAAAAAACTAGATGATGCAAATATTGTAGAAGTTAGTTATATTATAAGTGATTCTGGAGAAAATGGTAATAATGTTAGAGATTTTACTTATATTGGAAAGATTTATGATGATAATAATAGATTTTTAGCAGTTGGAGTATCTGCTATAACATCTGATTCACCAACTCAAGGAGGAAGAGAGATAGAATCCATTGATTCTATTAAAAAATATGCTCCTAGATTATATGCAGCGCAATCAAGAGCAGTTACTGCATCTGACTATGAAGCAATAGTATCACAAATATTTCCAGAAGCAGAATCAGTCTCTGTTTTTGGGGGAGAAGAACTAGATCCACCACAATTTGGTAAAGTATTCATTACTATAAAGCCTTATGAAGGAGAAATTCTTCCCCTTACAGTAAAAAATAATATAAAAGATTCACTAACAAAATATGGTGTTGCTGGTATTAAACCAGAAATCATCGATTTAAAATATCTTTATGTTGAGTTTAATAGTTCAGTCTATTATAACTCTAATATGGTTAATGATGTACTTACACTACAATCAAATATTTTAGATAATATAAAAGAATACGCAAATTCTACAGAGTTAAATAAGTATGGTGCCAGATTTAAATATAGTAAGTTTTTAAAGACAATTGATGAGACAGATCCTTCTATCACTTCTAATGTCACCAATATATCAATGAGAAGAGATCTAAAAGCATCTATAAATGCATTAGCTGAATATGAAATATGTTATGGAAATGAAATACATGTAGATAACTGTGATGGTTATAATATTAAAACTTCTGGATTTAGAGTATCAAATGTTTTAGATACTGTCTATTTTTCCGACATTCCCAAAGGTAATGGTATGGGAGAAATATTCTTATTTAAAATGAATAGCGGAGTTCCAGTCATAGTTAGAAGAAACTACGGAGTTGTAAACTATAAAAAAGGAGAAATAACATTATATCCGACTATTATAACTTCTACACTCAAAAATAAGTTTAATACTCCAGTTATTGAACTTTCATCAACACCAATATCTAATGACACTATTGGATTACAAGATTTATATTTACAATTAGACTTTGGTAATAGTAAGTTAAATATGATAAGAGATCCTATATCTTCTGGAGAAGATACTTCTGGTTCAACTTACATCACTTCATCAAGTTACAAATCATCTAGAGGACAGTTCATAAGACTATAAAAATATGGAAAAAGTAACTCTCAACAGCCTTGTACATAATATAGTTCCAGATTATGTTTTAGAACAATATCCTCTTCTTATTGAATTTTTAAGAGAATATTATAAATCACAAGAAACTTCTGGAAATTCTTTAGATATTATACAAAATCTAAGTGACTATGTAAATATTGATAATATTACTAACCTAATAGAAAGTACTTCTTTATATTCTAATGTAACTTATTATGATAAAGAAATATATGTAGATAGTATTAGAGGATTTTCTTCAAATCAAGGATTAGTTAAGATTGGATCAGAAGTTATATACTATGAAAATGCCATTTCTCTTCCTGATGTAGATTTTTTAGCAAGAATTGAACCAGGATTAAAAGAATTAAATAGTCTAGAAGCGGAAGATTTAAATACTTTACTCGGATGGTATGTAAAAGTTTATAATCTTAGTGGTAAACTTATTAGTGAAGGTAAAATAGTAAGCTTGGCGGAAGGTGGAAATAGTGTTAATGTAGATTTTACTCCTATAGTTTCTGATGAAATTGATGGGTATGAAAGATCTGAGCTTTATAGATGTGTTGTAAAAAGATCCAAATTTTCTGATTGCAAAAGAGGATTTTCTGCAATAACTGGACTAAGAAACAATAAAGATACGAATAGACTTATTTTTGAAGAGACTAATGCGTCTAAACATGTAGTTGGAGATAAAGTATTAAACTTAAATATTATTTTACTAAAAGAGTTTTTTAATAAAATAAAAGTTCAAATATCTCCTGGATTTGAAAACGAAACTTTTTATTCTACACTAAATGAATCGACTTTTGTTAAGAATATAAGACAGTTTTATCTTGCAAAAGGATCAGAGTGTTCTTTTGACCTTCTTTTTAAAGCTATTTTTGGAAAACCAGTAGATATTGTCATTCCAAGCAATAATCTAATAGAACCTTCTAGCTCTAGATACACTATTACAAAAAACGTTGTAGTAGAGTTATTAGAAGGAGATATTGAATCTTTACAAAATAGAACATTATATCAAGATGAGCAGTTTAATATTCCTCAAACAAGAGGAATTATAACAAAAGTTGAAACACTACAAAGAGATGATAAGAACTTTTATACTCTTTACATAGACAGTTCGGTAGAAGAAAACTATGATTCTACTTATGGAAACTTTACTATACATCCCAAAACAAAAAATATTCAAAAAATATCAAAACTACAAAACTTTATTGATGTCGATTCAACTATTGGATTTCCATTAAGTGGAACTTTGATTATAAAAGATGTTGATGGATTTGATCGTAAAATACAATATGGTTCAAAAACATCTACACAGTTTTTAAACTGTACTAATGTCCTTTATGATTTTGAACTAGGATCAGATGTTTACTTAGATGTTTTTGCATATGTAAGAACATCTAAAAATCCAACTAAAGTAAGAATAACAGGAGTTCTTGATAATGACATAAACCTTTCAAATCTTGGAATCAAATATCTGAAAAAAGGTGATGTTTTACCATATAAAACACTTGGAATAGATTTAGAAAATGATCCAAGAACAAATTGCTGGATTTATAACATCTCTAAAGATTATGATGTCAAATC